TGTTGGCCACAGAGCTCCATAAGCTTTGGAAGTTTTTTCTTCTGGGTTTGGTACCTTGAAAAAACTCCAAATTTTCCAGATACCCAAAAGTATGATGGTGCTGAATTTTGAATGAAAGAAAAACCCAAGCTTTCGTACAGTTTACCCGTACTCCAACATCTATCTGCATAGCTCAGAATATTACCCTGGTGGTCATTTCTAAAGGCCTTTAGAATTTTACTAGCTCCGCCAACTACAGACACTCCTGGCTTGCATGCAAAACGAATAAGCTCCCATCGAGTTTTCTTAGAGAACCTTGGTTTTGCGAATGACATCGCCGCAACTAGTTCATCGTCTTGAAACAGCCCGTACGCGTGCTGTGCTCGTGCCCCACCCTGTAAATGCGCTGTACTAAAAAATATGTTTGCTTCTTGATTAGGTATTCGTCTGACATCGCACTTTCTCGCGTACATCTTAGAATTTAGTCCTAGTACGCTCGCCAATCGACTAAAAACCTGTTCTTGACGCATAACATATTGGTGCTCTTGTATTGTTAGAAGCTGTATTCCTTGCTGTTCAGCGAGAACGAGCTTTCTCATTGATTTTTCCGCTGACACAAATCTGGCAGAATGCCAGTATGTTCCGTCATATTCAATAGCAATCTTCTTTTCTGGAATGTACAGATCAAGTTCTACGCCAAGCGTTTTAGTGTCTCTGCGAATCACCTTCAACCCCTGAGCTTCAAGCCAATCGCCTATTTCACGCTCAGCTCGCGATGAGCTAGATGAACACCGCGGGCAAGACCTCAACCCTCTAACCGTGATGTTAGAGGTAAATTCCTTACCGCAGGAATGTCTCCAAGTTAGTTCAATATCAGACATTCGTTGGGCTGAATCTGGAAGGTCAGACAGTAGCTTTACCTCGTAAAGACCTTCGAGTTCTGTTACCTTTTCACGAAGCCGTTTTCCTGTTTCTTTTGCTTTAGTGTTTGCAATCTTCTCGGACACCCCGTCAATATGTCGTACTGACAGTACTCCATGAAGCTTCTTCACGTATTCAGCGAATCGATCTGATGACCAGGCATGTGGATGTGTTTGACCATATCTTTCCAGATTAGTGAGTTTTCGCTTTGCTTGAACGGTCTCAGATCTTAAAGGATGATCCACCCCATATTTCTCAACACAAGTCTGTTTGAATGACGCTTGTTTTTGATCTGACGCCGCCGCACATTTTCTAGAACAAAATGGGCGATAACCCTTCTGCGGCCAGCCTTTAGCTTGATTTTGTTTAGTTGTACTTGCGTACCAAGAGCTTGAATCGAGTGCAGATCCACAGTGTTTACAGTTTGGATAATCAGTTAGACCATTCTTTAGCCAATACATCCGTTCGTCAAGTGACATGGAATTGCAATTCGATGTTCTGTCTGCAATTTCCTGTTTTACTTCTTCTGACATATACCGATAATGGTTGTTTGTCAGTTTGGCCATGACCAAATAGCTATCCAAATCACGCATTTAGTTTCCCATGTATTCTTTCCATATGTATTTACATTTTACAGAGATTCCGTTGAACTGCTAAATACGCTATGGGACAACCCATTAAGAACACTCGTGCAAAGCGCGTATAGGAGAAAACATGGCAACATTGAGCAACTTTGGTATTCCGGGCGGTGGTTCTGGACATCTCCATCCCAAGCAAAAGAACAAGTGGCGTGTGACATTCGCCAACGTTGGTAAGCTGGTGTCTGGACACAACTCACGCGACCTTACCGTTCAGGCTACTACGATTACTCGCCCACAATTGGAATTTGAAGAAGTTCAAATCCACCGCTACAACAGCACTTCGTATATTGCTGGTAAGCATACTTGGTCACCTATCAACTTGACGGTTGAAGATGACATTGGTAGTCTCGCCGCAAAGGTCATCAAGGCTCAGCTTGAAACGCAACAACGTTTGGTAGGTGTGGATCTTGACGGTCGCTGGTTGAACACCGCCGCAGCAGGTTCTGACTACAAGTTTGGCATGAAACTTGAACAGTTGGACGGTGACGAAGGCGTTCTGGAAACATGGATCCTTGAAGGTGCATGGGTTCAGAGCATGGACGGTGGTGATCTTGATTACTCTGCTTCAGAAGCAGCTACAATCCAGCTTACTGTTCGTTTTGACCACGCCCGTTCTATTGATTCTGGTGACGGCGTCAAGGATAAGCGCGCTACAGGCGGTGAATTGTCATAATAGATGGTTCACGAATAAAAAGAGGGCCATTAGGCCCTCTTTTTATTTCAGCGACCCTCTTTCACATCTAAATAACTCCATCTTACTTGCACAGCAGATAATAGAATGTTCACCTTCAAAGACTACCTTGTTGAAGCTCAGTTTTCAGAAGACGACCTCGCCCGCGTGATTGCGGTGTTTGAGCGTCGCTTGCCTAAGCTTCTTGGAACTAAAATTTACCGCTACGGTGGCAAAGGCCACGTGATGCAGCTCAGCGGGTTCTCAGAAATCTTGTATCTGTTTGACGATCGCGCCTTTGGCGTCCGCTTTAAGGGTGGTCATGTTCTCGGCATTGACGTTTGGACACGATACACCACCAATTCTGGTCCTTCGTACTTCATTGACGTGAAGTCGCTTGGTGCCGGTACTGTAATCTCTGCTATCAGAAAGCTTGCTGAGCTGATCAAGAACCCAGAGCAAGGTAAGCATGCAGTTCAAGCCGTCAACGAAAGCGTTCAGCTTGATGAAATGGCAAAGCGTGTCGATAATGATCGCTTCTACCAAATGGCCGTTTCGTCATACGGCGAAAAAGCTGCTGAATCTCTAACGTGGGAACAAATCAAAGCCATTGCAGATGACAATGATGTATTGATTCCAGCCTATATTCGTGGACAAAAGATTGGTCGTGGTCGTTGGAACGCGCGGCCAGGTTCTGTCACTGATGTCGACTCTAAGGAAACACGTGCGGCCAGTGCCTCTAGTGATGACGAGCCTCGTGAGGTGACTCCAACTAAGGAGCCTGGTACAGCGGTAGCTGTCGCTAAGAAGGAGCCTATCCTATACATCAAGGTCACTGCTCAGGATCCTGATACGAAGCGCTTTATTCCTGCTGCTGAATCTAAAGCGGCGCAGCAACTGTACAAGCAGATTGCTGGGTCTATGGCGGATCACAAGCCGTCTGAAAAGGAATTGCGCGACCCTGACACCCTGTACGGTCACCTTTCTCAGCTCGTCTCGATGGCGTGTAAGGGTACCCTTCGTTCGCTCTTGATCTATGGTGGCCCAGGTACGGGTAAGACATACACCATCATGCAGACAATCAAGGAAGAAGGCATGGTTCCTGGTAAGGACTACGTCAAGATCTCCGGCAAGGCGTCGCCTGTTTCGATCTACCAAACGATGTTTATGTTCCGTGAAGGTGGCATGATCTTGTTTGACGATTGCGACAGCATGTGGGGTAACGAAGATGCCACGAACATTCTGAAGGCGGCTCTCGATACTTCTCCAGTTCGTGAAATCTCATGGAACGGTAAGAACACAGTAAACGTGTCGAAGATGAGCGATGAAAAGCGCCAGTCTCTGTACAAGCAAATTGACCGCCAACTGGCTGCTGACGCTGGTGATGAGGACGCTGAACTTCTGGCTGGTGATGAAGATGCAGAAGACGATGCTGGCGTCAAGGTCAAGAGGAGCGGCCCAATCCGCTTCCCCTCTATGTTCGAGTTTAAGGGTCGTGTTATCTTTATCTCTAACTTGAAGAAGGAAGAGTTCGATAGCGCCATCATGTCCCGTTCGGCTAAGATCAATATGGACCTTACGCCCGAAGAAGTTCTGCAGCGTATGCGTTCAGTGCTGCCATCTCTCGGCGGTGACGATGTGTCTATCGAGAAGAAGGAAGAATTGCTAGAGCATCTCGTTAAGATGCACGGCAATGGTGAACTTGATGCTGTCACTATGCGTGAATTTGTCAAGGGTATGTTGATCGTTCGCTCAGGTGCACCAAACTGGCGTGATTTGATTTCCTATATGTAAACCAAAGCTTCTTCTATGTACTGCAAAATAGGTCTCCTATAACAGGAGACCTATTTTGGCATATGAAACAGCATACGCATCACTACGTCTACAGGATCGTCAGATCTGATGGGAAGTACTACATCGGCGTCATTTATCAAAATGGGCGTGAAGCAGTATCGGCTCTTGGCATCCCTGGAAGCACACTTACGTATCGGCTTAGATCACCATCATGGTTGAATTACAGGTGCGTGGACCAGCCTGAGAAAGACCCAACATTGATGTCTAAACGAGCACAAGGCGAATACACCCGGATAACTAAATAGGCAATCATTATCATAAAGGTGCATATGAGAATTTCTGAGATTGTTGATCATTACGGCCAGGGCAATAAAGACTATCAGGCGTGGATTAGGGCCTGCCGCAAGGTTGCGCCTGATTGCCAACTATCTGGCTCCGTTAATCAGGCACAAATGGTAGATTGGAGTTCAGTAAACAATGAAGTAATTGGCGACTGGGATGGTAAGAAGGGCGTTGTGCACGAGCCTGGTTCAAAAGGCAAGAAGGTCACTGAATCTTCTATGGACAACCCGCGCAACCCAGATCTGCCTGATCACTTTGAAATCAAACATGGTGGCAAGACAGTGCATGTGCAAATCTCTCCATACTCATGGATGAATCCTCATTCACAAAAAACAGGGTTTAGTCTTTCACTTGAGAAGAACGCGCCAAACATTGGGCGTGAGTTCATTGAAGTTAGTAAAGCGTACAGCACCATGAAGAAAGCTGATGTGCTGAAGCTTGCCAATGACTGGCTTAAAAAGAATGGGGTAGAAGCCCTTGAAAAGGCGAAGACTGCGTGGGCAGACCACCGTAAAGACAGTGAAAAGCTTACTAAGAAGCTGGATAATCGAGACGCTAGAGACGATGCAGCTGCCAAGAAGACTGGTATGAAGTTCAAAATCGTGGCAGTTGTTGAACCTCGCACAGGCTCCGATTTCACCATCGGCTGGCATTCGATTGCTAAGCCAAGTGTTGCTGAGATTAAGAAGGTGCTGAAGTTACACGGTTCAGAAACATTCACTAACTATAAGATCACTGAGTTGTAATGGCTAAAATCTCAGACTTGGCTAAATCAGCCGGTATTGACGCAAAGCGGGCCGCGACCGAAATGTTCGGTATGGCTGTCGAAGAATTTGGTGCCGCTCCGCTGAATGATTACTTGCGCTCGAAAAGTGGCCAGTCTGCAGATCCACCAGTGAACCGCAATGATGGATCGTGGTACGCGACATCATATGCGGCTTCATTAGCCAACTCACAGTTTCGCCCCAAGCTCAAGTTCCTTTTTCGCGTTGAGTTTCTCTTCCAGGATGGAGTGCTAGAAAAATTTGGCCGCGCAGAATGGCAGCGAAATTTTACGTTCCTAATTAAGAGCGTTGACCGCCCAAAGGTGGATTTTGAGTACGAAGACATTAACCAGTACAACTTCCGTACTAAGGTTCTGCGTCAAATTAAGCACCGTGAATTGACGATGACGTTCGTTGATGACGTTGGAAATAACGTCTACGAATTCTTCCGATTCATGATGATGGTGCATTCGCCAATTACTCGTCGCTCAATCAATGCAACTCAGAACATTGCAGATACGAAAGTAACTTATGCGGCCGGTTCTGGTATGGAGTTCTCAGAGCCTTTCAAAGATCCAAATGACTTCGCTCACCGTGGTGTAGTTGATACTGACATCGGTAACGCCATTCAAGCAATCAAGGTGACGCAGTTCTTTCTTGACCCTTCACAGAAACTTGAGAACTCAACCAAGCAGGTTTCATTCTTCTTCATCAACCCACGTGTTGTTTCGTTTGACCTTGATGACGTGAACCATGAAGTGTCTGATCCAAACCTTTTTACCATGCAGTTTGACTATGACTTCATGGTTATGAGCAATATGGATGCACTGGAAAACCTTCCACCAGAAAAACAGCTACCACCAGTTGGCTCAGCTCCTGGAGACGCTGGTCCTGTATCTGGATCTGGAACGAGCGCTGCTGGTGGAAACAACCCATATACGTCGATTCTTACCGGTATGGCCGGGAGGGCTGCGCAGAAGGTGGCTAATGAGACTATTGGCAAGGCCCTTCGACAAGTGCCGGGGCTTGGCAGTGTCGCCTCAACTATAGGCTCTATCGCCAGTGGTGTTACTAAGGATCTGCTCAACAGCGGTATCAACCAGGCATTTGCACGGCCCAGCCGAGATGTTGTATCTGATTCTTCAACCGCTGGAAAGGACCAGGCATCCTATACCAACACATCTGGAAGTTTTGGCCCTAGCCAACCAGGCATAAGCGATTAACAGGATCAAGCCTCCGTCATAGTTGAATTACCGATACGCAGATCAGGCAGAGAAAGATCCAGCTTTGGTTTCTGACCGTGCTCGAGGTGAATACACTTGAGATTGACTAAATAGTCCTCAATTAATGTAAAGGTTCACATGAAAGTCTCAGAACTGTTTGAAGCTAGTCTTGGCAGCCGCGTCGAATTCAGAAGTCGTAAGGAGTGGGAGAACGCTCTCCCATCGAAGCGCACTATGCACAAGGACGGGAATTTAGAACGTGCACAGGCGCTTGGCAAGGATTTTGAGGGCGTTGCAGGCACCTGGGATTCGAACAAGAACACAGGTTGGATTTACGCGTACTACCTCAAGAAGAGCAATCTTGTTGAAGCTGCCCGCCACCGAAAATTCTACGTGATCATGGACATCCTTGAAAAAGGCAAGCGAAAGACCGTATCTGTCATCAAACAGAAGGGCTTTGATTCCCGTGCGGAAGCCGAAGACGCTCTAAAGAAAGACACCAAGCTCTCCGATAAAGAGAAGGAGCGCTGTGAAGTGATTTTTGGCGCCAATTGGAATGATGAGTAAGTATGTCTGTTATCTCTCAACTGGTCAAGGCGTCTAGTATTGACGCAAAGCGGGCCGCAGCCGAAATGTTCGGCATGAATGTCGAAGACTAATATGGCTGGAGCAAGTCGTGGCACCATGAAGGGCCGTTTTATTCCAAAGCACCCGGAGAAGTATCTTGGTGATCCTAGTAAAATTATTGGGCGGTCGAGTTGGGAATTCCGGTTGTTCAAGTGGTTGGACAGCACCCCATCAGTTCTGCAATGGGCAAGTGAAGAGTTCAGCATTCCCTACATACACCCACTTGAAAACCGCGTTGCAAATTACTATCCTGATGCTTTAGTCATTTACAAAGACAAGTACGGTAACCTCAAGAAGGAAATCATCGAGGTCAAACCGTACAAGGAAACTGTTCTAACGCCTAAGGCTACCGATAGAGATAAATACGCACTGGCAGTTAATCATGCCAAGTGGAAAGCAGCCGCCAGATTTGCTGAACAGCAGGGAATGAGCTTCCGCATAGTGACAGAGAAGAGCATGTTCGCAAATGGTAGGTCAAAGTAAAAATGTTCAAACAGACATTCAAACTATTTTTGGAATCCAAGGAATTGGGTTTATTGCGTCCACGTCCTCTTTCGGTGGTTGAGCTCTCGAAAACGAAGGCCTCAGTATCCGCAATCATTCTGATTCATGATTTGGTCAAGAAAGCCAAAGATAAAATTACTCCTCAGGAAGTAATTGATCTGCATAAACAGTTGGGCAAGTTTGCTAAGGTTAAGTTTGTTGCACAGGTTCTTGAAGACATTGAAAAGATGATTCACGCGTATGACCGCTCACTGCGGTCTGGTGATCGTATTCTGAGCTCTCACAGTGAGCTTAAGAGCAATATCCAAAGCATGAAGACAGCTTTCATGAAGAAGGATTTCACGTCAGGCAGGGAACATAAGGCAAAGCTCGACGCGCAGATAAATGATGTAGATCATCATGTAAATCTTCCGCACAAAGCTCATACTGAACTTCATAATCGATTCACCTCGCAACCATCTATCTTTGGTACCATGCGGCTGCTTAGCACTATTGGTGATGATGAGTACAACAAGGTCCGCGCGCTGGATTTCTCAAAAACGCTCTACACTGCGGTGGATTTCCCGTCAAGTAAAGAAGATGATTTCGACTACGTGATGTATTTTCTACTTCACTTGAGCGATTCACCTAAGCCAGTTCGGATTGACTACGAACATGACTTCCGTCTACACACTAAAGTACAGCTCACGAATGACGTGAAGTATAAAAAGCTCATGAAGCTTATGGATCGTTATCTTCACAGTAATGATCATAGTCTTATTGGCGAAATCATAAAGCTCATTAACGCGATTCCTTCTATTCGCGCCGCAAATGAGAAGGCAAAGCGCTCAATCAAGGTTGTTTATCGGGGCCTAGGTTTTAATGAGGATGACCATCCAAGTAATGAAAGAATTCTCAAGAAAGAGCGTGAGCGCAAGTATGTTGCGACAAGCAAATCTGAGCACACAGCGAAAAATTTTGCATTGCAAAAGGGTCACCTTGAGCACGAGGATTCACGTAGATCCGAGAATGGCGTGATCATCGTGTACCACGTGCAGCCAGATGCTATTTTGTTCGACACCCGCGTTGTAGATACAGCATACAACGAATCAGAAATCCTGATCGACGTCACCAAGGCAGAGGTCGCAGATATTATTGAAGTATGAGCGAAGAACACAAATCAATCAAAGTTAGCCACTATGGCTCAACGTCATCTGAAGGTAAAGTGTACATCATGACTGGGTTTAGCGGTGAAGACATAACTTTCCGTTTTCCTGGCATTCCGACAGAACTACGGTACAAAGTACCACCAAAGCTTGTAATCGACTCATACGACCGAGTCAACACTGAGTTTAACGATGAACTCAAACAGATTTATGATACTCATGGCGGCAAAGCATATGAAAAAGCAAGCAGTCTTGCGCATAAAATACGCTTCGACATCTACGCCGCACCCGAAGTGTTAGCGCTCGATGAAAAACTGAAGGAAGAAACAACTGAAATCATTGAGCACTTTGAATCAATGATGCGCGCAATGCTTGTCGACTACGCTGCCGAGCGGTACAAGACGCTTAACTCGGCCGTTGATAGACTCAGTGTAGAAGTTCACCAACACTTAGCAAATGTTTTGAAGCATGGTGAATCAGCACTTCCAAAGGATGAATGATGAAGCCATCTTTCAAAAACCCGCTTGACGACCTGTTTGACATTGATAATTCAATGACAACAGGCACTGAGATTGATGAGTACACTCAGATCACTGAGGGCGAGATTC